CTACGTCTGACGGGCTTTTCTAATGCATAAAATTTACAACAACACTTAATAAAAATGCCACGAACTCACAAACCAAAACCAATCCACGAATGCGCGCTATCAGAACTAGCTCAGATGTTCGGATTATCGCTTGCTCGAGTAACGCAAATGCATTCGGAGGGAGTAGTAATCAAGACGGAATCAGGCAAAGCAAACTTGATCGAGTCGGTGAATAACTACATCGAGAAACTCCGCGCAAAAAGCAAGCCCGCTCATATTGCAACAGGTGACGTGCCAGCAATCGAAGAATCAAAAGCAAGACGCGAGGCGGCTCAAGCTGGCCTAGCTGAGTTAAAACTAGCGGAGGCAAAAATGGCATTGATACCGATTGCGGAAGTCGATGAGCGAGATGCGAAGATCGCCGGCGCGGTAAGATCATCGACGCTCAAACAGCGCGCAGAACTACCACCACGACTGGAGGGATTGCAAGCGTATCAGATAGCGAGCGTTTTGGATGAATATAACCGATCAATGCTTGAGGAACTAGCGGATTCACAGTCGGAGTTTTGGCAGAAGCGCGAGAAACTAGTGGAAGCAGAAAACCATGAGTGATTCATTTCGGCGAGCAGTCAGACCACCAACGGATTTACATGTCGCGGATTGGTGCAGTGAAAACGTATTCATCGCCGGCAGTGAACGATCAACGAAATTTGACGTTGCACAATTCCCCTGGTGGCGAGAACCAATGGAGCAGATGCGCAGCAACGAGGCGCAAGAGATATTTTGCGTTATGCCAACCGGCAGCGGAAAATCAACAATGGCTGAAGCGTTGTTTTGCTACATCGTCAGCGAAGAACCTGGAGGCGTTTTATACGCATCGCAAGCAAACGACAAAGCTAAGTTTTGGGCTGAGTCACGACTATTACCGGCATTGAAAAAATGCAAGTCACTGGATAATCTATGGCCCGAAGAACGCCACAGCTCGCGCAAAACAGAAACCATTTGGCCGCATATGGCGATGCAATTTGTAGGCGCGAACCTTACAAACTTTCAAGAGGTATCAGTTCGCTACAATTACGGAGACGAATTCTGGAGGTGGGACGATGGCTTAATCAAAGAAATGCTTGATAGGCATCATGGGAGATGGAATCGTAAAGCCTATTTTGTCAGTCAGGGCGGCAGCAAAAAAAGCGAGGGACACATCAAATGCAACAACTCCACGGAGTATATTTGGAAATGGGCGTGTGAGAAATGCGGGAATTTCCACGACTGGAGCGATTCAAATCTGCACTACGAAACTATCAAAACCGATGGCGAAATCAACAGGGAGCTGACAATGGCATCAGCAAAAATGAAATGCGCTTCATGCTTACAATTGCATGATGACACGGTAAAGGACAGGCGCGCACTAGCGAACGCATCTCGCTATATTATGGAAAAGGTCGGTAATAATCCGCGCCAGGTATATTTCCACGGCGTTACACGGCTCTCGATGTGGTGGGTTAGTTACGGCGAGACGGTCGGCAAAATACTAGACGCAAAAGAACAACTCAACAACGGCCTTATTGATCCGTGGCGACAGCTACGACAAAAGGACTTCGCCGAATGGTGGGATAATGATTATGTTCCAGACAAGAAACCACTCGCAATCGGCGACAATCTCAAATCAGAACTTAGCAAAGAGCCAATCGAAAACGAGCATTGCAGAACAATGGCTGTTGACTGCGGCAAGGGTCATTTCTGGCACGTCGCCATTGCTTGGACAAAGACCGGCGAAGGAGTGATTTTGTCAGAGGGTTACATTGACAGCGAGTCAAAGCTAGTTGAAATCCAGAACAAAGCAGGTATTGGAAACGTGCTGGTTGACATCGGCTGGGACACCGAAAACCTCGACGTGCTGGCGATGATCTCGCGGAACGGATGGAATGGAATACGCGGAAGTGAAAAGACGGAATTTCAGCATAAGGATTCAAGCGGGAAATCAATAAGTAAACCATATTCGCCATTTGGAAAAATGATGACCAAGGACAAAAAGATTGTTCGCTATTATTTCGTCAGTTCAAAGCGATTCAAAGATGACGCTGACGGATTGTTGAACAGCGGCAGAATCAAGCTGCCTCTCGACGTTTCAGAGAATTTCAGAAACCATATACAAGCTGAAATTAGAACAGAAACCGTTGACTCAAAAGGAAAAGTGACGCAGTTTTGGAAAACCTTAAATCGCAATAACCATCTTTGGGACTGCTTGTATTACAATGTCGCAGTCGCTTATGTGAAAGGTGTATTTAATTCTTTACAGGACAAGTAAAATTCGCAACAATCCGCGCAGATGAAAACGATGCTTGGGATGGATTATGATGATCGATGTGTAATCGGCTGGATTGCCTCCGAAAAGCTCGACGGGATTAGATGTATTTGGGACGGCGAAAGATTATTTACTCGCAACTTTCGGCCGATAAATGCGCCAGCATGGTTCATCGAAAAGCTACCAAAAGAACCACTCGACGGCGAGTTATATCTTGGCATTGATACGCTCGGAGAGATGGCTGGTATTGTTCGCAGAAAACAACCTAGAGACAAAGACTGGCAACGTGTAAAGTATTGCGTTTTCGATATGCCAGCTGAAAAGCTAGGGTTTACAAAGCGCATGGAAAAACTCGCATCGTTAGGCGTTGAAAACATCGTGCCATTTACGACGATTACAAGCGAAAATCACCTCGATGAAATGTTTCAATCAATCATCAGCAAAGGTGGCGAAGGTATGATGCTACGCGAGCCTCACGCAGAATACAGGGACGGGCGAACAGACACGCTCTTAAAACTGAAAAATAAATATTGACGTAAGCGATTCTGGTCGAAAATCGACCTATGAATCTTGATGACCAAGCGTTGCGAATTGCCAAGGCAACGCAGAACGATGCTGACGCTGTGCGGCAGATACGCACTGAATACGCATCGCTGGCACTGCTACTAGCTACAAGCGATGACGCTGGTAAAGAAATCACAAGCGGAACGATCAACGGTCAATCGTTCTCAGCGACAATAACAGTCAGCCAGTCGGCGCGTCTGCAATTATTGGATCGAGTCATTCACTACTACGACAACGGCGCGAGAAAGATTCGCAGAACAACCGTCAGATTTTTATAACTTATGATCGTTGACCAATACGGACAAACTGTAAAATTCGCCCACGCAGCAACGCGAGACACTCGCCGCGCTCCTCAGTATAACAACAGAGACGGCGACATCGACAAGCTCATTCCCATGAATGATAGACGGACGCTTGCGGCATTGTCGCGGCGTTTATATACAAACATGGGAGTGCCGCGCGCAGCGATCAACCAGAAGGCAGACTACAGCGTTGGCGAGGCATGGCTACCAACTTATACTGGCGCTGACCGTGATGCAGGATTGTCAGCAACTCAATATCTAACAAATGTATTTTATCCAAACTGCGACATTCGCGGCGGAATGCACGATTGGCAAACATCGCTCAGACTCACCAGCATCGCGTGTGATAGGGACGGTGGCGAATTTATTGTTTTGACCGTCGATAGCACAGGGACATTCCCACAATTCCAAACCATACCCTACCACGCTTGTTTTACAAAAGACGACACCGATGGGAAAAAAGTCTCAAAAGGAAAATACAAAGGGGCAATAATCCGTGATGGAATCATTTACAATAAAGACGGCAGACCGATTGCTTATCGTTTCTCGACTGGATCAGATGATGACGCATACACCGACACGCCAGCATACAGCGTGATTCACGCCTATTCTCCAGAATGGCAAGAACAAGGGCGAGGTTTGCCGGCTTTCACTCATGCGCTTGAGGATTTAAAACACTGTCTGCAATCAACGGAATACGAGCGCATTAGGCAAATGATTATTTCATCTATCGGTCTAATCGAAACCAATGAAACAGGTTCTCCAGATTACGATGATCCAGCATTTGAAACATCATGCTCGGACGGCGACAACGGAATCGTAATGGAGCAACTATCACCTGGGACAAACAGATATTTTGCAGCCGGCAGTGGATCCAAAATTGAAACAATCAAACACGACAATCCTGGCGATGTTTGGGAATCTTTCCATGATCGAATGATTCGCATGGCGTTGATTGGTATCGGATGGAGTTACTCGATGACGTGGAAACCAGCAGGACAAGGCACGGCAGAACGGGCAGAGGTTGAACGTGCAAGGCGCGCAATCATGGCGCGTCAAAAGATTCTCAAATACGTTGCAAGACGAAAATTGATTTACGCTTATTCGGTGCTGGCCACTAATAAGAAAATCACGGAAGTAGCATCGCCGTTTGCTTGGTCATTCACAATGCCCCCACGATTGACGGTCGATGATGGCCGCGAGGCTCAGATGATGCGCGAGGGTTACAAGCTCGGCAGCATCAACATGGGCGACATCCAAGAAGCGCAAGGGACAACCTTAGAGGAACACTACCGCGAACGTGCAGAGGAAATCGCATTACGCAAAACCATCGCGGCAGAAGTGGCTGCGAAAAACAAAGTTACTATCGAGGATCGCGAAATGGTAATGCTTACGCCTAACGAAATGGGGCAACAATCACAAACAAATCAAAACAATGAACCAAGTAACAATTGAAAACAAGGTCGGAAAAATCAAGCTAAACGATACCGTCACGAAGCAGTCAATCGGAAAAGTAATTGACGAAATCGGTAAATTGTTTGGAGCAACTGCCAGTAACGAGGGCGCGGATTTTGGCGAGATTATGAACGCAGCAGAAAACGGAATTGATACGCTCAACATTGAAATCAATTCTCCAGGCGGAAGTATTTTTGACGGATACACTATGTATCAAGAGATTAAATCACTGCAAGATCGCGGCGTTTTCGTAACAGCGACAATCACAGGCATGGCAGCAAGCATGGCGAGCGTAATTTGCATGGCTTGTGATGAGGTTCAGATTGTGCCACATGGCAGAATGATGATTCATGATGCATCAGTGTCAGCATCTGGCAATGCGGAATCATTGCGTAAATCTGCTGACTTGGTTGATGGACTTTCGGACAATATCGCCAACATCTACGCCACTAAAACAGGCATCGCATCAAGCGAAATCAGAACCATGATGAAAGCGGAAACGTGGATGAACGCAGTCGAAACCGTAGCCATGAAATTCGCCGATAAAATAACTGAAAAAAAATTATTGACACAAGCGGTTCTGAGCGAAAATCGAACCAACGACATGATCAATCTATTCGGAAACAAAGCAGACATCGAAGCGGCACAATCACAAATTGTATCGCTTGAAACCGATCTTACAAATTCGCAAAACGAATTAACAGCATCCAACGAACTGGTCGCATCACAAGCGCAATCAATTGCTGATTTGCAATCGAGCTTGTCAGACGTGCAATCGAAATTTGACGAAGCGCAAAACGCAGTTGTGCAATCACTAGCTGAAATTGAATCGCTTAAACTCGCCGTGGAAACAGCGGAGGCAAGCGCAGCAACTAAGGCCGCTGAGATGGTCGCTCAAACTGGCATTGAGCCGGTCACGATCAACGAAGCACCAGAGGACACGAAAACTTTACGCGAAAAAATCAACGCATTACCAACTGCGGAAGCGCGCCAAGCGGCACGTTTGAAAAATTGGGACAAACTCTAATACAAACAAACAATCAACTAATTAACTAATATGGCTAACACATTCGACGCAGCACTGGTCACAGATTCACTCCGTGACGCAGCAATCACCACCCTACAATCACGCCTCGCGCCACTTAGCGCGTTCTCGCGTGATTTCTCCGCTGACCAACTTCGCCCACTCGCCACTGTTCAGGTGCCGATTGCGACAGCCGGCAGCACCACGCAAACCAACGCAACGAACTTTGAGTCTGGAGACAGCACCTTGGATAACGTAGCGGTTTCGGTTTCGCAATACTCCAACTCATTCCACATCACCAACGCTCAGTTGAACGGCGGTCATCGTTTGGAGCGTTTGGCAAAAATCAACGCAAGCTATCTTGCCAACAAGATTATCGACATCGCCTTTGCTCCAATCACCACGGCCAACTTTGGTGCTGCAGTCATTGACGTTGACACTGCCGATCTGGTAACTGCAACAAGCCTTAAAACCTTGTGGGCATCATTGAAAGATGGCGACGTTCGCAATCTGATCGTTGATGGCAGCATCTACGCCAATTTCCTCCCTGCTAACCTTGAAGCGTTTCAGCTTGCAAGCGGCGGCAAGAACGTCGGCATGTATGGTTACGATTTCTTTACCTACAACAACCGCTGGGACGGTGCTGGCGCAACTATCAAAGGTTTCGCATGTTCACCTAACGCCATTGCCGTTGCCTCTGGCATTCCTACCGCTTCACCTGCTGATAGCGATATGATTTCGCAAGAGCTTATCACTCTCGACGATCTAGGATTGACCGTGCAGATGAACATGTGGGTTTCACGCGCATCTCGCGCATTGTGGGCATCCTACGATGTTATGTTCGGCGCTTCTGTTGCTGACACCGGCGCGCTTAAGATCATCAAACTTACTCCTTAATGGTTAAGATAGGACAATTCCTAGTCTCTAACGAGGATGGCACTATTTTCTTAGTGTCATCTTCCAAAGAGGCGCGGGAAAAGGCAAAGGGAAAAGCAATCGCTTATGCTTTGTCGGTGGTTTTTGAAATCGGCTATAATAAAGCAGACCAAAAACCAGAACTGGTTTCGGAATCAGTGGAGGATACTACGCTTGAAAGTGAACCGATCAAGCGGAAGAAAAAAGGTAAATAATTTTTGTCTGAGTTCATAGTGTATGGGGTCTCGCCGCTGGCAACGGCGGCGAGATTATCTTTTCAAAATGTCTAGTTTATCACAATTCGCATCAAAGGCTTTTCAATCTGCACTAAGCACGATTGGCGGTGAGTCTTTGACTCTGAACGGTGGCGAACAAATTAGCGCAGTATTGAACGAAATCACGGACTCGCAATCATACGGCGACACAGGCTTTACACCAATATCATCGTTTCAAGCTGTAGCGTCACTGGCAACATTTCAAGCGGATTACACATCGCCAATCAGATCATACATTGGCGCGACAGTTGAGGCTAGATCGAGGAAATTCAGACTCACGGACATTACATCTGGCGGCTCATTCGTGACGCTTAAATTAGAATCAATATCAAGATCATGAATCTGGCAATCACAATGAAAGTCGATACCGCGACACTTGAGAAAAGCCTAACAAGGGCGCGCAAAGCGTTTGGCGAATCAACAGATCAGGCATTGTATCGGTGGGGCGTTCAGGTGGCGAGGGAGCTAGCTGGTGTTACTCAAGCATACGGGAAAAATAAAAGTCTTAGAGACGTTCAATCAAAAGCTATCTACAAAGACGCAATGAATGTTTGCCGATTGGTGACATCGAACCCGCAACTAAAAAACGGTCAACAATGTTTCGAGTGGATCGAGCGACACAGAACAAGGAAACGTCGCAGGACTCCGGTGATATCGGAGCAAGAAAAAAAAACCGTTACCGCTGAAATTTTGAACCAAGGACTAGTAGAAAAGTTCAAGCGCATCGGTATGGCCAAGGGTGCTTGGCTAGGTGCTGGCATCGAGCTTGAAGCAAAGCAGCACGGCACGGAAAAAATAAATATTGGGAAAAACTTTTTAGCATACGCGCAGAAATGGCGGCACTTAGGAAATGCGATCATTGGCCGCAAGATATTCTCTCCTACATTGGTTCTTGAGAACAATGTCAAACACTCAGCATCTAGCGAAATTCTGCCAGATTCACGCAAGAAAACCACAGTCAAACGGGCGTTAATCAATACGCTGAAATGGTATGACAAAGCGACAACAGCCAAACTAAAAAAAGCATGACAAGCGACCTTACACTGCAAGCCATCAAAGACTATCTCGCCGACACTACAACGGGCGACCTAGCATTGCTTGAGGTATTTATCGACGGCGACCACGACGAAGTAATCCCGCCATTCATCGACCTTACAATTACCGGCAGCAAAGAGCATGAAATTTTGCGCGGAGTTTTAGAATTTTCAGTTCAAGCCAGAATCGCCACAGTGCCAAGAGAGACTGACGGCACACCATCGACAACGGTTCGATCAATGGGCGAGCGTCTATACGGCATTTTGGGCGATTACGGGGCAATCGTGTCATGGGCTGAATCCAATTTATCAAACCTAAGAATCTTCCATGTCGGAGATTACGGAATGGAAACAAACGCAGACAACGACATCACAATCTCGATGCTGACTTTCACAGTCACATCATGCAAAATCTAAACAAATAAAAATATATGAGCGCAACAGTTTATTCGACAGCAAAATATGGCATGGCATCAGAGGTGTCAGCAACTGGCATTTATGGAGCAACAATCTCATTCGCCGGAACAAGCGAAACCGCGATGGCTCCAAACCACATCGGGCAAGATGTTGGGATCGCACTATTCAACGAAACAATCGAAGTCACTATTGACGGCGTTATTTCCGTTAAAGGTGCTGGCATGGTTCCTGGTATGGCAGACCTTGTGACATTCGCAAACAGCACGGTTGATTCGCTGAATGTTTACACCGACTTGCTCAAGGTAACACCGGTGGCAAATGCATCAGTCATCATTACCGGCGGCACGTTATCACGGACAAACAACGGATTTGAAACTGGGAACCTCACGGGAACTTACAAGCCTGGAGTTGATACCACAGCGGTTTATACTCCAACGTAATAATCTAGAACAATGAAAGAAATATCAGGAACTGGCGACATCAATTTTGCATGTTCACTAATGAGCATAGGTTTTCCGCTCGACGATGAAAACCCTTGCTCGATCATTGCGCATGAAAACGGTCACGTCTATTCACGCTATCACTTTTTGCCATACTCCATCGACGGACGCATCAGCATGGCAGACGTGAACGAGTTATGGTCAAACATGTTTAAATGCCCAGCCAATCACCCGCTGAAATATGTCAGCGATTTCGTTTCGCAATTCGAGCGCGGCATGACCATTACGAGCATGTTTGAACTAGCTCACGACCTTTACAAGATTGGGCATGTAAAGAACAACGAGGACGCGAAAATCCACATTACAAAATTTCCTGACAACCCAGAATCCTACGCGCTGGCGTTTATTCTGAACCGGATCGAGCTTTACGCGTTACACAAAAACGCAACGAAGAAAATTTACATGAGCAAAGGAAAGTCGGCGTTATGCGTCGATGCTAATTTGCAAGCGCATAAGAAAAAAGAACTAATAAACAGACTGAACGGATGAGTGAGAGAGATAGAAAATTAAAATCGGCGTGGCTTGGCGAAATCTTTTTAATGGGAAAACCATTGAAGCAATTATCATTTGGGCGGTTAGAGACGCTTGAGACAATCGGAAACAAGTATTTTGCGGAAGACTCTACGCAATCTGACATGATGGGAATGTCTGAGATTGTTTATTCGATGACGCTTTCAAAAGATGAATTTTTGGAATACGCGAACAAACAACCAGGGGAGCGCGCAACGGCAATCAGGGAGTTCTCAATCTACGCGGAGGACGAATTACAGGACGTGATTGAAAAGGTCGCAGAGAGGGTATCAGCGCAACGATTGGCCACTATGGAATCCGACTCATCGGGAAAGGAGATTCGCCATGTCTGATGGCATTATTAGAATACTTTGCGATTCGGCACGGGATTCGGTCAGACGTGATGATTTGGGATATGGACACCTCACGGGCAATACAACTTATGTTCTGCGACTCGATAAAAAATGGCGCGGTGATGAGATACACAAACGCAGTTGAGAGCGAATCAACAAATCAGAAACTTGAACAACTAGAAAGGAATTTACAGCAATGGCAATCGGAACAACAGTAAAAGTAGGATTCGACGGAAACGAAGTCAAAAAAGGATTCGGAGGCATTAAAAGCGTTTTCTCATCAATGGGAAAAGGAATGGCTATGGGAGCCGGCGCTATGATGAGCAAGTCACTTGTTGATCTAGCACTTAAAGCCATTACTGGAATTGATGCACTGGCAGATTTTGCGGGAGAAGCGCAAGATACTGCTTTGATGGTTGGTTCTTCCACTGAAGAGATAATCAAACTGAATCGCGCTTTGGATTTAGCTGGCTCAGAGTTGGACGCAGGTAAAATGCTCTCAAACCTAAATGTAGCATTATTTGACGCGTCACATGGAGGAACTGAATTACAAGAAAAGTTAGCAAAGCTCAAATTGACAATGGGCGATTTCCGTGGGAAAACCACCATGGATTCGTTCAACATGATTGGCAAAAAAGCAGCAGAATCCAAAATGGAAATCGGAGAATTGGATGACACATTGCGTGATTTATTTGGCGGGAAAATAGGGCCGCAATTGATAATGCTTTTTAAGAACAATAACGTCCTTGAGCAAGCAGAACAAGAAGTCGGCGCACTTGCTCACAGCCTTGGATTGTCAGCGGATGCAATTGGAAAGGTGCAAGATCAATTCAAGCGCATTCCTTATTTATGGCGCGCTTACAACTTAAATCTTTTCAACGGAATCCAAGAAGCATTTGGAACGGATTGGGTCAAAGACGTTTTTGATTTCGCCACTGATCTAATTGATCCAGAGGGAATTAGAAGCGTAGTTAAATACCTAAGAGATTTCTTTAATGAAATGTCTACCGGCGAAGGATTATTTACCAATATATTTGACAAGCTAGTCGAATCATTTTCTGCATTAGGAAAGACGATTGGCGAGGGTTTAATGGAATCACTCAAAGGATCGTTTTCATTAGGTAACATTTTTGGCGGCGGCAAAACAACGCAAATTGATCCAATCAAAGAGATACAAAGAACAAATGAAATACTATCAAGAATCTATCGTGACGGAGGCGCGCTATACGCATGAGTAGCACCATTTACGGACTCGCCAGTAACAGCATAACGCCACGGTCAGACTTTACGGCGACGCAAGACGAAACTGGAAAATGGAAAGGATCACAGAGTTTTACAATCCGTCGCGGTGACTACGCGAGCATCAAAACTTATTTCTATCGCGGCGAATTACTGTCGGCAATTTACCCAAGCATCAATCCAGAGTTCAGCGGATTCACAATCGAGTCGCACGAAGTTAGCGAGCAAGCTGGCGGCATGGATATTATTAACGTAACCGCATCTGGATGGACTGAGGGAAGCGAGACACAAAGCGAACGTGAGACTGTCTACGATTACAACACCACGCTTGCAGAAAGACCAATCATTGACCATCCAAAATTCAAAGCGTTAGGACTTGCTAACGAGGAAATTCCTCTGATCATCAAATTTTTCGAGGGTAAATACCGATGGAGTGGAGAAGTTACAAACCCACAGTTTTTCGACAATTATACGGGACTTCCGGTTGGAGACATTACTAGTCCAACAATTCTTGAATGGTTCAACTGCATTTGCGTTCGCGGAGTCAAAACCTACAGATCGCTTGAGGCAGAATACACCGAAACAAAAACCGACATTGGAGGATTGACATCATCGCTAATCCAAGACCTTGGAATGATTGACACGCCTCCGAATTCTCCAGTCGCTCCAACCGGCAAGATTTGGCAATTCACAACTGCGAGCGAGACAAGATCAAGCACAAATCCAGTCACATACTCTCGCGCATGGTCAACCATAGACGATGACGTTGATAATAACCTCTTATACACGCCATGAGTTCAAACCCGCCAATAGGAAACGGTCAAAGCCCAAGCAAGGGCGATAGAGTAAAGGCTAAACATATCTCAGATTTGAACGAGAAAATCAAGCGATTATCTCGCAGTGCTGATGTGAATCAAAACATCGCTACGAAATTTATCGAGATACCATTTGATATATCTGTGAAAATCAAAGAAGGCACATCGAACCCTTACCAATTCCAGATCAGTGTGTCTCGCGGATTAGTGGTTGAGAAAAGACCGTCAGCAGATGATGGCGTTGACGCGCTTATTTATTGGGAGGCATCAAACGCGCTTACCGATGATGAGCCTACATGGTTTGACATTGGCCACAACGAATCAATTTTTGCCGTTGTAACAGAAACTAACACGGGGACGATTAGGTCAATTTCTAGCGTTGAGCTAGAAGTTTTATCATCATCAACGATTTCGACTGCTTACATACCTGGCTCACAAGCTGGATATTATGCCTATGAGATTGCAGCATTTACAATCGTTGACGGGAAGCCAGTTATTGAGAGAGGAACGGCGGGAAGTCATATATTCCATGAGGTCACGACTACTGGATGGTGGGGTGCTTGTGAGTTTTTATTTACACCTGGCGGCGGTGGTGGATCGCCAAGCCGATTAATTCAAACCTTTGAGAACGGAATACTAGTTAGTGTCTCGCTCGATGCGTCTTATATTGACGGGACTGTTGAAACGCCTGGAAATGTTGAATGGGAGGTTCAACCTTAAATATTATTTTTAACACATTAAAATAAATCTTGCACTAAGCAAATTCACTCTTAAAAAAAATAAAGTTATGGCAAACGAAATCACACAAACGGTCAATTTAACGGTAAGCAAAAACAATGCATCAAGCAGTTTTTCATCCATCAAACGCATCGACATGACAGGTAGCGCAATCACGCAAGCCACACAATCAATTGGCACGACAGCTGAGGTGTTAGCACTTGGTGACATCGTTACCGCTCCTGGCAATCTTGCAATTAAGAATCTAGACTCAACAAACTATATTGAGATCGGAGGCGACTCTGGTTTGACTGTTTTCAAAGTCAAATTACTAGCCGGTCAAAGTCTAATCTTTACGCCGACAAGCGCAACAATTTATGCAAAGGCAAACACTGCAGCAGTATTGATCCAAGCACTAGCAATCGAGGCTTAATTTTATGATGGCGAGCTACAATATATTTTTGCAGCGAGACACAGATTTCGCGGAGACTCTCACGTTTTACAGCGACGAGTGCATGTCATCGGCCATCGACCTAACTGGCTACACGTTTAAGGCTGAGATCAAAGCATCCGCGAGCGACTCAACCGTGGTAGAGACATTCGCTATCGACACATCACAGGCATCGAGCGGTAAGATCATACTAAGCCTAACCGACACCGAAACGCTTGCAATGGCATCGGGTGACTACTACTGGGACTTGCGCGTAGTAACAGCGGCAAGCGTAGTGGCTCGATGGGTGGGCGGCACGGTTAAAGTTAGCGGCACTATAACGAGATTATGAGCGACACTATAAAGATTTACATCAACCAAACTCAGCCAGTCAAAGCCATCACGGTCGCGCCAACCGGTGCGAGGGGGGCAGACGGCGCGGCTGGCACGAACGGCGGCTCAACCAACGCATGGAACTATAACGCCAAGACGAACGCAACAAGCGGCTACCCTGGTAATGGCTACCTACTTTGGAACAACGCCACGCAGACGAGCGCGACTAGCATCATTGTCTCACACCTCACCGATGACGACACCGACATTGAGTTGTTCCTTTCCTTTTTCGTCATTAATCAAAAAATCTTTATTCAAGACCGCGATGACTCAAGCCAAAATCAAGTTTGGCAAATCACAGGAACGCCAACGGTT